GTTAGTCTCATCTACTTCTATAATAAGATTGCCAGAAAGAGCAGCATTATCAATAGCCATACGCATGAAGCCATTCATAAGTGTTTGTGTATCGTCCATGTTTTCAGCAATACCAACACCAAAGAAGGAGTATGGGTTATGCTCGTATGGTACAGCATAGTAAGGAATACGTGTAGGCTTAAATGGGTTTAGTACAAAACGTAGTACTTCACCATTACATACCCATACATTACAGTTAACTTCATCTAAGTCACTAAGCTCACTAGGTATATCTACGCCATGTTCTTCTAAAAGTTTAACATCTACATAACCCCAGAACTCTAACACTTCCCAACGCTCTGATGTTGGCTGAGTGTCATCATCTTCCATAGTCATTTCCCAGTACTTTTGTACGTAGTCTGGTCCTTTATCTATAGCCATCTGTACAGAGTCATCCATAAAGTATGGACGTGATTTGAGTTTGCGTAATTGGGTACGAGACATCTTGTGTCTTTGCACAACATACTCTGCATCATCCATAGACTTAGCTTCAGGGTCAGGATAAAAATCCCATATACTTACATGCTCACACTCTGGAACAGTTTTTACAATAGGATCATATTCACCATCTTCATTCCAGTTAGGATACTCTTTATCTACAGCAAAAGCACCTTTCATAGCGCCTGTGCCTAGAAGAGCCATTTCAAATGCCATACTTCTTAAATGTGTAGTAGCTCCTGATTCCTGCAACTGATCGTGTATTTTCTTTTCCATCTTTTTGGCTGCAACCATAGCAGGATGAAATGTAACTGTAGTTCCTGTAGTACCATCGCCCTCTATTATTTTTTCACTAACAGGGGCAAGCTTATCTTCCATTCCAGCTAGTCTTGCTTGTAAGTCAATAAGAGTTTCACCTGGCTCTAGATTAGTATCACCATCAATCAGATAAGGCTTTGGCGCTGGTGTACCCATAGCATCACTGATAGCACCCATTGCATTCTCTGCATTAGGGTCTACGTTTATGTGTACAGACTCTGCTACACCATCAGGTAGAACAGAAGGATTTACAGTCAAAGGAAACTTATTGTTGCCAAACAGTACGTCTACTATTTGTCCGTAAGCTGCTAGTGTTTTAGTTTTAGTTACTTTTACAAATACACGTGACTTTTCAGCGTCAGTAAACTGTACATCTGAACCGTATAAACCACGGTAGTTTCTGTAGGCTTTTAGCCATCTTTGTTCGTCAGCATATCTGGAGTCTTCTGATCGTTTGTAACGTTCTTTTACAAAGCCAACTACACTGCCTTTTTCTTTAAAGATTTTGTCGAGCGAGTCCTCTGCTGCAACGACATTATCTGTTTCAAACATTTCTTCTGCCATATTTAATATCCGAATGTTGCGTCACTGGCTTGAAAGCCTGTGCGTTGTTTGGCTGGGTTGTAATCCCATATACTACTGCGTGGTCTAGTCATTATACCATAGCGTAAAGCATCATACAAGTGATCTTCTGCTTTGGTGTCTACATCTTCTGGATTCTTTTTGTCCAGTGGGATGCTTGGTATCTGTGCTATTGTGTTCACACAGTTATTCATAAATACTAACATAGGTTTTTCAGTGAACTCATCTATCTTCAAACGCCTATGTATTTCGTTTTTACCTGCGATACGTGAGCCTCGTGAACGATCTGAAGGACGCCATCTACAGCCTTTCGCATTCATCTGTTCAGCAAGTGATGGCCCAGTATCGCCACGGTTGTGCCACAAAGAACTATCAAGCACACCGTATCTCATACCACCATCTTTGGCTTCTGCTTCTAATATCATGTCTGCTAGATCAGAAGCTATTACTTTAGAAACGTATAATTCTCTATATACTATGAGTTGTTCATCAGGAGCAACAGTAAACCAAAGAACCCCAGTATAACTGCCATACCCATAATCACATGCCCTAAAACGTACCCACGACTCAGGAACTTCAAAGTGTTCGATAACGTGGGCAGTTCTGTCAAATTCGGGAAAGGCTGCTCCTTCGTTGATATCCCAGTTGCCTTCGAGGAGTTGCTTTCTTTGATGCTCTGGTAGTGATAGGAGCATGGCTTCATAGTCACCCTCTTCGGCAAGGTATGGATTATCGAAGAGTGACGCAGGAATAAACCTACGCTTAAATAAAGGCTGGCCTTCCTTGCTGTGTCCTTTAGGGAATGTAATGGTTTTACCAGTTTCAATCTCTGTTGCCCAAAAAGGTTTACCTGCAGGTGCAGGATCAATAAACATTTTCTTTACCCAAGAATGTCCAGCACCACCTGGGTTTGTTGTAGCTCTCATGTAAAGACCTAGTTGCTTACCGTGAGCGCTACGAAGACGTGACCTCATATAATCCCAAGCGTAAGGTGTAGGCCATTGAGTAAGTTCGTCAAATCCAATCCAGTTAAATGCTTGTCCTTGATACCTAGTAACATCCGTATCCTTATCAAGGTAAGACATCCACAGTCTTCCACCTTTAGGAGATACCCATTGAGACTTACGCTCTGACCATTTGATTCCTGGTACGGCACGTGGGTATAACTCCTGTGACTTCTGTATAAGTTCCCTTAGTTCTTCAGTTGTATGTCGTACAAGGAGTCCAGAGAAGTTAGGATCATTTAAGCCGTGTAGTGGATCTGCAAGCATAGCGTAGGATTTGCCACCACCAGCAGCCCCTCCGTACAGAACTTCTCGTTCAGAAGAACTCAAGAAAGTTGTTTGTGGACCCTCGTTAGGTTTAAATACAACCTTCTGTGCTTCTTCTACGTCATACTCAGGTGCTACTACCTGCGCTGGAATCTGGGGGGTTTCGATTTCCGCTGGCTTCTGAGTATGCTCCGACTCCTTGTTTTTCGAGCTTCTCGATTTGCGAGAGCGTTTCTTCGAGCCACTTGGCAAGCTTGCGCTTAATTGCATATGCTTTTCTACGTTTCTGCTCAACTTCTATTCTCTTTTTTAGACCCATGTGTGATATGTATCGGCCTGTTTCTTGACTCAACCAATGTGCTACTGCTCTGTAACTATACTGCTTGAGGTGCTGTTTTGCAAGCTCTAACGCTTCTAGCTCATGTTCAACAGGAACAAGTAGCTTATCATTTTCTGGATGCACTTCATAGCCGAAGGGAACTTTAACAGTTGTCCTTACTATTACGTGCCATTCTTTGTTGTGGTTCTTGGGGGGCAGAGGTAGCTGCCAGAATCCCAATTCTCTTTGAGGTATTATTCGTTTGCACCTTCTTTTGGTGGTAAATAGAAAATGCCACCACCGCTGGTGACATCCACTTTGTCTACTTTACCAAGACCTGCTCTGTCAAGCACATCTTTGGCGGCTATCATTTTTTCTTTGATACCCAACTGAGTGGGATCTTGCAGAGCGCCCATAAGTGCAAAAGCAGCTTTCGGGGCAGTTCTAGCAAAGTAAGTCCTAGTTTTTTCAGCGATTTCATCTTTCAAAGCCTCCACTATTGCTGTTGTGCTGGAGTTGTCACCATAACCAGCTAACTTCTTAGCAGCTACAACGTCACCTCCAGCGTCATCAAATAATACATCCAAGAACCTTTGTTGTCTTTCAGTTAGTGTTCTTGCCATAAATTATATTCCTTATTTCCGATCTACCTATCTAGTCAAGTTAAAAAACTCTTTAGCTGAAACTAAAACTTGACACCCACCACTAGCAGCATCATGACAAACTAGTTTATCACCAGCATGTAAGTGTAATGTATTACCATCTATAACTTTATAAACACTTTTAGCTGTTATAGATGCATCATTTATTACATCACTATAGGTGTTACTACTAGAATCAAACCATTGTATTGTTAAATTTTTGTCAGCACTGTTTCCGTTTATTACGTGTAACAGTTGTACTTCAGAATCAAATGCAGGAGGTACAGTATATAATACGTCAGCACTAGCGCCAGCAGCAGTGGCTGACACTGTTAGTGTTGCAGTTTTAGTATTGTACTCTCTTGCCATTTACTTTTTTATTTTTTTCATAGGTCTAGCTGGTCCTGCTAAGAAACCACCTCTAGCGTAACCCTTTTTCTTCATGCCACCTTTAGCATAACCTTTTTTCATCATGCCGCCTTTAGCCATGTAACCCATTTTGTTTCTGACTGCTTTTGGTAACTTCTTTAAACCTTTTTGATTAGCAGAAGGTTTCTTCATTGCGCCACCCATTGCGTAGCCTTTTTTCTTCATGCCACCTTTAGCATAACCTTTTTTCT